ATCCACCGCATGGATGTTAAGGAACATTACATGCACATATTCAATACGATGAAAGTTAATCGCCATGATGTTGAAAATACCACCCTATCATCGGGGTCAGATAGTCATATCGTTGAGTCTAATATGTCCTATCCACGACGAATTGCTAAGGCTATCATTGAAGAAGGCCGGATTTGGGAGGATTTGGATTTATCCGCCCCATTCACTACAGCGGAGTTCAACAAACGGGTGGCTGACACGTGCGAATCTATGCGAATTAGGTTCGTTCAACCTCGGCATGTGTTTGATGAGTTCGTCAGTGCCGGATTAATTGAAGCGTGGACTCAGAATTCGGTTAAATATTGGCGATTTAAGCACAAGATTGCCACCCTAACCGAACAGTACGGCTTAGCAATAGGTGTGAAGCTTGAGTCGCGGTACGAATTCACCGAAGATGACTTCGGCATCAACAAATCCGAATTTATAGGCGCGAAGCCCTGGCGCGGCATGGTCGGAAGGTTTAGAAATGGGATATAATGTTCAAGGGGGACTTGACAGCAAGTATCGGTCTGTGGTAGGGTCGCGGTACGGGATGGTCCCGAACGAAGGAGTAAGTAATGAGTGATACGACACAGGCTACCCCGAGTACGGAAGCGAAGACCACAAAGTCCATCGTTCCTTCCAAGTATTCGGGCCGATACAAGAACGGCGGCGATGACCCGCTCGCGCAGTTCATCAAGGGCCAGTGCGTCGAAGCTGGTGCGTTCGTCTTCGAAAAGTTCTTCCAGCTGTGCTTGAAGAACGGCGTTGCCCAGGAGAAGGTTGAGCACTACCGGAACCAGGTGACCGGGAAGCGCCATGGTGCGGAAGGTCGTGCTCGCATGACCCTGCGCAATATGCTGGCGACGTTCGTTCGCAAGAACGGCAAGGCGACCGGCCTCGACGGCACGGAAACTGAAATCAACCTCCCGAAGCCCGCGCTTACTGGCGCGGCCAAGGCGGCGGCTGATAAGCAGGACGCTGCGTAACAAGATAGAGGAACCTACCCCCAACACCCCTGCCTCTATCTTCGTGGGACCCACCGGGACTCTTCGCCCCCGGTGGGTCTTCACGTATTTGAAAGGATACTTGACAGCAGGTACCGGGGTGTGCTACGCTTGGCGCGTACGTACGTTGCAATCCCGCAACTTAGGAGAACTACTATGAGGAAGCTACTGCTGGCTTCGACGATGCTACTTGCGCTTGCCAGCGGCGCGAATGCAACTATCATCCTCGACACGACTGGGCAAGGTGGTACTGGTAACAACGTCATCTTCAGTTCTATCTTCGACAACAGACTGATTCTCGGTCGCCTTAACGGCCAGAACGATGAGGTCGTCCGATTTCGCGACCTTACTCCTACCCAAGACCCAAATGCTCCATTCACAGGGGCGCAGAACGGCAACGACATCAAGATCTTCAATACAGCTGATCTTGATATCACTGTGTTCAACAGCACCAATCTCGTTCAGCTTGGCGTCACGAGGGACATTTTCTCCATTAAGGGAACTGGCACCTTGTTTCTCCGTGCGACAGCATTGGAAGCTGACGGCACTTTCCAAGACTTCAACTTCAGCCAGGTACTCGCTAGCGGACAGAACGGATTCGATCTTCGGGCTATCGACGGTGAGCGAATCTGGGACGTTGACCTTAGGGTTGTGGGTGGCAGCATCACTGACTTCGAACACTTCCGAATCGACGTTGCTCCCTCTGTTGCAGTCCCCGCCCCAATTGCTGGTGCCGGTATTCCTGGTCTGGTTGCTGCTTGCATGGCCCTGTTCGGTCTGCATCGTCGTCGCCGCAATCGATCCCTGTAACACGGCAGTTCACTATCCCCTGACCGTGTGAAAACCGGGCGCAGTTAGTATCCCTCTCTGCGTCCGGCGAATTTCAATCCCTGAAGATCAAAGATATCTTGACAGCCGCATGGCGGCATGCTACACTATCTCTACGGCACCGATCATGGGCCGGAACAGCGAGTGTAGACCATGCAGCTAGAAACTGTGTTGAGGCTATCCAAAGTGTGTGAAGACCTGTCCAAGCTGGCAGGGACTATTCGTGACGAGACTAACGAGGCAGTTGCCACCAATGATCACGTAACGGTGATCAAGCACTACGACAAACTCAGACAGGCAACTGCTCTGATTAAGGAATCCCGTGAAGCACTCGAACAAATCGAGATGAAGCTGTCGCGGGACCAAGTGCCTGATGTAATGAGGGCACACAACATCCGTAACGTCACCATCGAAGGCGTGGGCCGGGTCACTCTCGGAACGCGCTGGTCTGCTTCTATGCCCGACAAAGAAGCCGGGTTTGAGTGGCTCCGTGCGAACAATCACGGGGGCGTGATACAAGAAACCGTCAATGCCCAGACCCTCGGCGCGCTAGCCAAGGAGCTAAATGCGGAAGGGTCCGACCTCCCGCAGCCAACGTTCACAACGAACATCATGACATACACAAGCATCACAAAGGTGAAGTAATGGCGAACGAGATAGATAAGGCCAATGGGAGCCTACCGGCTCACTTGGCGCAGTACGAGAAGGCCAAGATCGGTAACGTAGATTCCTCCGATCGCATCATACCAAGAATCAAGCTGATGCAGGCAATTTCGCCTGAGTTGGTTGATTTCCCGGAGGCCAAAGCTGGTCAGTTCTGGCACACCATCGCGCAGCAGAACCTCGGTCCCACACTTAAGGGCGTTCCCATCGTCATCAGCAAATCTTACGTGCTTTGGGCACCAAGGAATGACGACCGGGGCATTCTCGCCCGCGCAATGGACGGCATCCATTGGAATCCGGCCAACGCTGAGTTCAGCGTCAAGCCCAAAGGGTCACCTAATACGGTGACTTACCACACCAAGAACACAGTGGCCGAATCCAGATTGGACCAATTCGGCACATCTATTCCAGGGGACCCCAATTCGCCCCCTGCGGCGAGCCTCACATATAATATGATGTGGTACTTGCCGGATTTCCCGGACCTAAGTCCCTCCATCGTTATCAACACTCGGTCCAGCGTGAAGCCGATGCAGCAGTTGCTGTCTAGGATCGACGCTAAGCCCGCGCCCCATTACGTGCAGATGTACACTATCGGGTCGGTCCAGCAGAAGGGAGCTGAGGGGCCATACTTCAACTTTACTTATACGGGGGCCGGATTCGCCGACGAAGAGACAGCGGCGATATGCTCCGATATGTACGAGCGGTTCAGTAAGGGTGGCTGGATCGCCAACGACGAAGTGGAGGACATCCCTGACAAGCCAGTATTCGATAATACCACCGCTGGCAAGGGAATGGGCGATAAAACACCATACTAAGGCACTTAGGGCGGGCGCAAATGCCTGCCTCCTTTTTCGGGGAATTCATGAAGCAACTTATCGATCCGCAGCTGATGTTATACATCGTCAAGTGCTGCAACAATACCATAGCATTCGATACAGAAACCACCGGCATCACTGTAAAGGATCAAGTATGCGGTTGGGTAATCACGAATGATGAGTTCTCAGTCTATGTTCCAGTAAGACATGAAGCAGGGGGAAATATACCAGATGCGACGGGGTTCGAGTTCGAATTGGCCCAGGCTTTCAAAGAGCGGGGAAGATTGGGTTATCGTACTGTTGGCCATAATCTCGGCTTTGACTTACGGATCAGCCTTCGTCATGGTGTTGTACTTCGCAGTCCGCTAGAAGACACGATGATCAATGAGGCGATCATCAGCGATATTACCCAGGGTTACAGTCTGGACGAGTGCTGCCTCCGCCGTACAGTCACGGCTAAGAAGGGCACCGCAATCTATGCCGAATTGGCCCGCAGATTCGGCGGCATCCCCGACCGCAAGCAGATGAAGAACTTTTGGCGTCTGCCAGGGGACTTACCAGCAGTCGTGGATTATGCAACTGGCGATGGTATAAGCACATTAGAGCTATGCCAAGCGCAGCAGAAGATCCTGGATAGTGACGACCTCCGCAAGCCATGGAAGCTGGAGTGCGATCTGCTCCCTTATGTGGCGAGGATACATAATCGGGGACTTAAGATCGACGATGGGTATTCGAGCCGCATCATGGACGATGTAAAGGCGGCGGTTGGCGAGGCCAGCAAGGTATTTGTCCCCGGATTCAACGTTCGGTCCTCCAAGGCGGTCGAGCAGTTGTATCGTATGAATGGTTACACGGATGACAAATTCGCCCGCACCGATGCCGGGGCGTTCTCATTCACCGAGAAATGGCTGGCTACCAATAGCATAGGAAATTCAATTCTAGCAGTTCGCCGCCTAGAAAAGGCCCGCGATAGTTTTATTACCCCGCTGATTGACACCCAAAATATCAATGGGCGTGTCCATCCAATCCTGAACCAGTCCAAGTCGGACGACTATGGAGTTGCAGGTGTCAGATTTTCTTGCTCTGAGCCGAACCTTCAAGCTTTCCCAAAGCGAAACATTGAAGTTGGCCGAGTCGTTAGAAAGCTCGTTGTCCCTGACGAGGGGTTCGTTATTGAAGAAGCTGACGCAAAGCAGCAAGAGCCTAGACTTTTCACTCATTATTCGGGTGACCCCGCACTTATCGAAGGATACCGTAATGGAACTATGGATATCCACGACAGAGCGTCCGAACTCCTGAACTTGGATCGCGACACCGCTAAGCGGATGGCGATGGGGATGCTCACTATGATGAGTCCGCCCACATTGGCTGGCCATATGCAATGGCCGCTTGAACAAGCGCGGGCAGCCCACCGAATGTTTCTAACGGACGCATTTCCCCACATCAAGGTGTTCCAGGACGACGCCGTGCGGGTATTTAAGAGGAGGGGATATGTCAGGACCTTACTCGGGCGCAGAGCCTATTGCGATAATCCCCAATTTGCCTATCGCGCTGTGTCACGCATTATACAGAACGTGGGCGGTGAGCATCTTAAGATATGCCTACTTCGTGCGTGTCAGTACGAGGATGCATACCCCAACGACCTTCAAGTCCTTCTTACTATCCACGACAGTCTGTTATGGCAGCGAAATCCGAACCACGACGTCATGGACCTAATTAGGTCCGTAGAGGGGGTGGCTCAAGAATTAGGGCTTATCGTCCCCATCCCATTCGATGTTGGCTCTGGTTCCGATTGGGCCAGGGCTTCCTACGGCTTCAAATTAGACAGATACGAGGACTAACATGGCGTATCGAGAGGGCGACAAGACAGTAGAATTAGAGGGCCGCATCGAAGTGACGACGGCCAAAGCATACCTAATAGAACCAACCACGGGGAAGAAGAAAGAAGTGTGGCTCCCCAAGTCGCAGACGGTATCCATGACTGAGCCGGATGAAAATGGAAATCGAACATTCGTAGTCACCGAATGGTGGCACGATAAGGCAGAGCTAGATGAGTAAAGCTATCAAATACAAATTCGAATATGACAATTATTCCTGCCACTACAGCACGTGGGAGGAAGCTGCCGATGATGCTGTTAGGTTGGGTGTGGGGCGTTGGCTAAACAGCTACGAATTCCAATTAGACTACCCGGCATCAATAAAGGCGACCCGCAATGAATGAGGCAGACGTAAAGCGAGCTATGGTGAAGTCTGTAAAGGAGAAAGGTGGCTATGCTCGCCGCTTTGAGGATTCCTATGGGGTCGGAATATACGACCTGATAATGATCCCATTTGGGCTGCCTGTATTCATGGCAGAGGTGAAGATGATCAAACATAGCACGTTCGGCCCCACGTTAAGGCAGCACGTGGAGTTAGAGCGTATCAATTACGTTGCATTCGAGACTGGTCATGCGATACCCATAATGATAGGGTACTACGATGGGATATTTTACTTCAGCAAGCCCAATTTGGTAATTATCCCCAAGGACTGCTTCTCAGTAACTACGAGTAAGATGCCGTTCCACGACCAACTAGTTCAATACTATCACTCACGGAGAAAATGATGGCTAAAAAGAAAGTTCCTGCGCCTATGACTCCATTCGCCGAGAGCAAGAAGATGCAGATCAGCGATGAAACGTACCAATCCATGATAGCCCAAGACGTGCTGGGCGAGGCTCTGAACGAGGTAAAGACCAAATCCTCAGTCCACGGCGATACGGTCAATTCGTTCACGATGATATCTGAATTGTGGACAACCTATATTCGTCACACCTCGGTAGTGCGAAATCAGACCATCGTTCTACCGAACGACGTGGCCCAAATGATGGCTATGCTTAAGCTGTCCCGGTCCGTCTACGGAAAGTCCAACGATAACTACGTGGATGGCGCAGGTTACACCGCATTGGCTGCCATGCTCGACC